TATCACCTACATATATATTTCTATTCTCATATGTTATTTTGTTATCATTCAAATACTTATCTATTATATCTATTTTATATGGCTTTAATGGTATATTTATATCAAAATGTTGTATAACTTTTACTAATTGATATCTTTTTAATAAACTTAAATTACTTCTATATTTTCCATAGTTTTTACGTAAATATTTATTTAAATCTGCAATATTGTGGTGTTTAATATATAATTTTAACATTTCATTTGTATAACCATTTAGATCTACTGCTAATTTTAAGTTTTTTATTACTAACTCAATTGCTAAATCCGGCAAAGGAAAAAAAGAATATAAATAATCTCTAATTTCAATCGATTTATAGATATGTTCCATTAACAATTTTAATTAATAAAATCATTTTTAATATCCGGTGAATATGCCCACATTATCAATATTATATGCATTTTTGTTGGAATACCTTTATCATCATACAAAGCTATTTTATTTTTTTTCATTTGTGCTAATTTTGCATTAACATAATTAGTTCTATATTTATCCCAAGTCGTATTTTTAGTAGCATAAATATTCTTTAATTTATTATGATCTTTAAGCCTTTTATAAACAACTAAAAAACCTTCCTTTGTTTTTGTTGATTTATCCAATCCACGACATATTCTAGCTATATTATAGTAATCTGCGTATTTTTCATATTTTTTAATAACTTTTAAATCTAAATATTTCATTTAATCTATTTGTTTTTTATAACTTTTATTATATAAAAATACTAAATGTTTTTTAGTTTTAAACTCCTTTAAGATCTTAATACAATCTGTATATTTTATAGAATTAATATATTTACTAATATTCTTAATTATTTTTCTATTAAAAAATATACAATCCATATAATACTTTAAATAAGAATCTAATTCATTCATATAATTATAATCCATTTTAAATATTATTCTTTGTCTATATTGTTTAAACATATCTTGCGATATCATATAACTATTAAATATTTCATAAAATAATCTTAAAAACTCTTTTAAATCTTTTTTATTACAATACGATTTAATAATAACATAAGTTTTATTATCATCTATAGCATCCGTAATTATACTATATTTTATACCGTAAATTAATTTCTTTTTATTTCTAAGTATATCATACATCTCACCGTGATCAAAACAAAATAAATATTTTAATGCTATCCTTAATCCATAATATTCTTTTGTATCTTGTTTTAATTTTATTGGTATTATTATAACTACTTCAAGTGATTTAATTGGTTTAAAATGCTTTATGATTTTATGTTTTTTTGGAAAATGCCCTTTAAACGAAATACTTAAATCATCTTTAATTAAACTAATAGGTTTATCAAAATGTTTAATTATTAAAGATTTAATATTAGAAACATATTTAGAATAACACGCTACACCAACTATAATTTCTTTACATAATACTTTTTTATAAAATAATTCTACAGTATCTAATGTTGCATTTTTAACATCCTCAATACCATATTTATAACTTACTTTTTTTCTTTTATAAAAATACGTATTTATATCATTCCTTAAATATACATCCTCATTTTGTTCTAACTCTTTTATTACATTCTTTTTAGCCATATCAAGATTTTCAGTAGTAATACATAGATTAAATAAAGATCTTGCCATTAAATCAATGTAAAAATCAGCATCTTTATAATAACAATCTAACCAAACACATACTTCATTATCATCAGTATATGCATTTGTTCTTAATATTTTGTATTCAGTATATTTTCGTATTTCTTCCATTGAACATTGTTTTGTATTAAGAAATGAAGCTATTAAATGCTCCAATAAATGCGTATAATTATTTATACCTTTAGTTTCATTGTTAAATCCACATTTAATTTTATAAATTATACTAATCACTTTTTTATTATTTGTAGGAACTACTAATGTTTTTATATTATTTTGCATTTATTTGTAAAAATATATTTAAAATATAGTAAAAAATGATATATCATTAATTTATATAAATTAAAATGTTCTCCAAGAAACTCGTTATCTTCGTAATTACTATCCATCTCACAAATGCTAGGATTATCCGTATGAATAGGGGTAGTAGTTGTAGTTGTAGAATTCGTATCCAAAATGAACGTGATGAAGCTATTAATAAGTATAATGAATTAACTGACAAATTAAATAGTCTTATCACAATCAAAAACTGTAATGAAGGTTATCTTTTTGATTATGATAATTCTATTGATGACATTGTATGCACTAAATGTCCTGTTAATCATTATAGAACAAAGAATAATTCAACGTGTTTACATTGTCCTGAAGGATTTTCATCAAATGAAGGTAGTAATTTGTGTATCAAAGGTAATGAGAAAACATTGAGTGATACTAAGTTTTGTCCTAAAGGAACAATCGTTGGTAATAATCCTTATGCTACATATGGTAATAGTTGTCTTAAATGTGATATTGAAAATAAAGAATATATGCCTAATGAAAACTTTGAAAATAAATGTTTGATTTGTCCTGCGGGTTCTGTTATTAAAAACAATAATTGCTTCAAATGTCCTATTGGAAGCTACGAAAAAAATAATAAATGTATTGAATGTGATATTGGATCCTTCAATGATATTGAAGGTTCTACAATGTGTAATAAATGTAATAATCAAAAATCACTTGCTTATTATAGTATTGGTGGTAATAATTGTGATGATAGCTATCTATTTTCAGTAGCTAACAAAGTAAATGAAATAGTTGATATGAAAAAGATAACTGAACCAATTATTTACTCTGTTCAAATTGGTTCTGGTATAATTTATACTAACCGTAAAATTATTAAAGATATAAGTGAAGTTATTACATTTGTATCTGGAGTAAGTTTTACTATGTATATGATGATTGCTAGCCCGTAATATCTCTAATATTTAAGCTTGTTTATTATGAATCTTATATTATAATATAATAGTGTCTTTTTATAATTTGGTAAATTATTGAAAATAAATACTCTTGATAATGCACTATGTAAAGGTGTTAATATTATTGTAATATCACTAAGACTATCAGAATTTAAATTAATACTTACTGTATTACTATGAATCTTTGTTACTTTATAATTTGTTGAATTATTTAAATATAATAATTTATTCATAGCATTATCTAAACCCATATTAATATCATCAATAAATAAATTATTATATTTTTGTAAATCAGGATAAATTTCATTAATTGGTAAAACACAAGAATTATTATAAAACAAACACCTATCGTATAAAACAACATTTTTTCTAAAACTTAAATTACTTTTAGGATTACCTATCCTTGTTAAAGGATAAAATGTATTTGCACTTAATATACTTGCTGTTATTAAAGCTTTAATCATCATTTTTTTTATTACTTTTATGATATAAGGTTTATATATTATCAGGAACTTCTACATATTCATTATATTGAAACTTAGGCATTATAGATCCTATGTCGGTATCAATTGATTCTGGTATTGTTGTATATTTATTACTCTCATATTCTTTATAATTTTGTCGTCTTCCTAATGTTGTACATACTGGAGGATTATGTTCATTTATTGTTCTAAAAGGCATACTATGAGACATAGGATTATATACTTTCTTTGTTCTTATTGTTGTTTCGCATTTATTTGATTTTGAATTTTCTGCTAATCTACGTCTTTCTGCCTCTTCTTTAGCTTTTCTGGCATCTTCGCGATCTTTTATTTCTTGCAATTTAAGACCATCAAAGATCTCACCAAATATTCCGGATTTACCATCTTTTAGATCTTCTTGTTTAATAGCATTTGCCCTATTATGTAATTCCAATAAAATAAAATGTTTATAAAATATTTCACGTAATACATATTTATTCATTACAGGTGTTTCTAATACTTCAGTCTCAAATGGTTTATATTTTTCTGAAGATAAACAAGCTATGTATATATACATATCAAATTGAAAATGTATTAATAAAGATCTTAAATATGGTAACATATTATCATAAACTTGTTCATTATAATATTTAAAATATAACTGTTTCAATATCTCAAATAACATACGTTGATACGTTTTAAACTCTAATTCATATTCAACTGCGTTTAATTGCGTTTCTTTCATATATTCATATTCTAAACTATTATACAGTATTGTTATCATAAAGGTTTCATCGACTTCTTGTGTTAATAATTTATATCTATACATTTTAATTTCTTTACCAGTTGGCGGTCTTCCTAAAATATGCCTATAATGTTTTATAATTATATGATCATAAATATTATGTATTTGCTCATCATCTATAGGTATATAAAATGTTAAATATGAATCAGGTATTGGAATTTCTATAGATTCTGATTCCATATATGTTGAACTACGTGGTATTATATCACGATCTAGATCATACTGTTTCTGTGTATATTTTTCAATTCTACTATCATATGTAATGATTATATAAACAATTATTATTACTATTATAATTAAGATTATTCTATACATTCTTATTTAATCAATAGTTATAAAATTATGAATACAACTGATACAATTATTATTGGTGAAGGATTTTATGGTTTATTTGTAGGAATTAAAATTGCAGAAAAAGGTTATAATGTTAAAATATTTGAAAAAAAAACTAAATCATTATTTATTACTAATTTAAGACTGTTTTTTCCCGAAAATTGCACTTATATTAAAAAGTTTTTAAATAAACTTAACATTTCTTACACCACTATACATAATAATAATACTACTGTTTCATCCATTATTTCAAATATTGATAAAATGCCTACATCATTACAACAAGATACTATTTTTAAAGATACTTGTAATAATATCCTAAATAAACATACTATTAATTTATTAAAAAACGAAATATATGAAATTGATTTTTTATTTAATATTGATACTGAAAGTGCTGTTCAATTAATTAAGAGAAACTATATTAATATTAATAAATATATTAAGGTTACCGAATCAAGTTTAAGTATTTTAAAAAAAATGCGAGAATATTTTAAAAGTTTAAATGGTAATATATATTACAATAATAAAGTATTTTCTATAATTATTAATAGTTCTAATCAATTCATTTGTAATATAAATAATCGTAATTGGAATTCAAATATTTTAATATCTACTATTAATATTGAAAATCTTTTATTGATTTATAAATGGAGTGATCATATTAAAAATCATTTAACAAATATGATCAATGTTAAAAATAAAAAAGTTTATAAATTAATTTTAAATAAATGCCATATATCCATACCAATTAAATACAAAACTTGTATTAAAAAATTTAATTTAAATAATCGCAAATCATCTAATATATTAGGTAGTGATAAACATTTATATGTTTGTAATGAAGATTTTAATAATACACCTTATTGGATGAACGGTAATATTGACACTATTAGCGAAATTACTAAATATATTTAAAATATATTTTCGGTTAGTTTCATATTTTTATAGGCAATCATTACTTCATCTTGATTTTTAATAGGTAAATTATTATATTTATAACTTACAAATCTTTCACGATTTGCTGTCCCGCGATGTGTTAAAGTCTTTAATGGTAAAGGATCAGGTAATTCTTTGGTTTCTATAATATTATCATCTACACTTAAATAAATTGTTGGTGGAACTTTATCTCTACCATTTGGCATATAAAAACTATTAGGATACTCAAATGTTGCTGCATAATTACTTTCGTTTATATGTTTAATATTTGGTGTATTATCAAATGCTATATCATAACAAGGAAAAGGTAATCCACTACCAGAATAATTACTCATTCTATCAATTGGATTTGCCGCTATTAATTTAGCTTTACTAAAAGGTTGAGTAATTTTACCAGTTATAACAACTTTATCACCTTTAAACTGAATATTCATTTTATATTATATAGCATATTTAATAATTACGTCCATCTCCTAAACCTGATGGATTTACTTCATTACGAGAACACGAAACAGCATTACAAGATACTACATATCGCTCAGGATGAACAATATCTTTATTTACTATATTTGTGCAAGGAACACAATCCGCTACATCACGTAAAGAATTCTTACGTTGCCTTTCCATTTCTTTTTCCGCATTTTGTTGTAAATACATTCTAATATTATAAGAACTTACTTGTTGATTATTATTTATTAAAATACTATTTAATTCTTCATTTACTGCACATCTTGGTTTATAATCAGTTGTGACTCTACCATCCGCCATCCACATAGGACACGTTTTAGTTTCAAGTGGTTTAGAACATCCCTTATTACAACTCATCTTTTATTTATTCCATTATATTTTTTATAAAAATATAAATACAATTATCTTGCGATACATTCTCTAATAAATTAAAATCTGTATATAGATTTTCTTTATCAAAATTGATTAGATCTTTATCTGACATTATTTCATCTGATTCAATTGCTTTAATCTTTTCATAAAAATTTGTATTATAATTAATATATTTTCTACAAGTATTATAGTGTTTTTCTGAATTATCTTTTATATAAAATACACTCTCTTGATCTAAATCATCATAACTATCTACATTAAGTATATCATTATATTCATTTATATCTTTCATATCTTTCTCATAATTACAACTTTTATTATGATATTCACACCCCTTATACCTACAGTGATTTAATAAATATGTATTAGGAACTACACAATTATTATTTCTACTTCTGTAAATATCATCATCATCCGTATAAGTAGATCGTATATTTTGCTTACAAATCCTATATTCATTTTTTGCTTTGTTTAATAATTTATCTTTCAATTCATTTTTAACATCATCAAATGTTGTTATAGATTCAGTATCACAGTTTGAATCATCCATTGATTGACTAACCGAAAATAGTGCGTTATTATTTATAAAGTTTATAGATTCAAAACCTAATTGATTTATATTAAAACATTTATCATTTGATCTTTCAAATTCATATTTATTAACACAAAATTGATTTTTAAATATATAAAATTGCACTTGTCGTTTTATAGGTATAAACTTTAAGGTATTTGTATCCAATGTAAAAAAGAATTTTATAAATTCATTACTTTCTTCATAAGGTTCTATAGTTCTATTTGTTTTATCATATTTTACTATCCTTATTTTATTTATATACACGTTTTCTGGTTCTAAATTATTTGTTATTATATCTATATTTTTATTATTACATTCTATTTGTAATAATATAATATCTTCATCTTGATTAATTGCCGAATCACTTTTCAAATCTGTTATATTATCACATATAGGTTTAGAATCTTTCATTCTATTAAAAAATACTTTCTTATCAGGTTGTATATTAGTATCAAACGGTTTTTTAGTATTATCGTTAAAATAACATACAGACCAATCAGAGTTTGATGGATTTAGATCATTTAATACTATTTTTTTATTAAGATGATCTTTTCTATTCATTTTATCCAAATTAATTGTATTAGTTTCCGTTAAAATATTTTTTGCTTTTTTATCATTGTAAGTTAATTTTATTAATTCTTTGTCATCTTCAGCTACTTTAAAATATTTATACAATAATTGTAATTCACCATAATTATAATATTTTTCGTTTATAACATTAGTATCTTTTTTATAAATTATACAATCACTGAAATATTCTTTCGTATTATCATAATATAACATTAAGAAAATTAGTAGTAAAATTAAAAATATTAATATAACTCTTATGTTTATCATTTCTTTGTTATTGTGTAAGGTAATTTATTCATAAATGGTTTTATTTTTAAACATTCATTATTATATAAAATTGTATCATTGGTTTTGTCTGTTATTTTATTATTTATTATATCTAATTGACATATCTTACTATAATCCCTAGTATGACAATATTCTTGCGTATTATCTATAGCACATATTTCATCTAATTTATTACTTAATTCTGTATTTGTAAGTTTATAATACATATACTTTTGTTTATTATCATCCTCTAAAAAATCATCTATTAAATTATATTTTCTATAGTCATCTTCTTTAATCTTTAATTTACCAAATTCTATTTTATTTTGTTCTTTAAATTGTTCTAACTTTTCTTCATAATATCTTTGTGTTTTTTTTAATATATCTAGATCTTCTATTAATTCTTCTAATTCATAGGATACCAACTGTTCATTCAGATCATTAAATGTATTTGTTCTTTTTATTATTTCATCTTGTTTTTCAGTTATTAACTCTTCTATTTGTCTTGTTAAAACTGCTATTTCTTGTTCCAATATTAATATTGTACTTGTTAGTGTTGGTATTTGTGGTTCTATTTCAGATAATTCTAAATTATTTTCATCTATATTTTTATTTAATTCTATTATTTTAGTATTTAATTCCATTATTTGACTTTCTTTTTCTTTTTTTTCTAATCTTAACTGACTTGTATCTAAAGATTCATATTCTTTATCTAATTCTAATAATTGTTCAACTATATTACTACTTTCAGTTCTTTCAGTTCCTTCAGTTCTTTCAGTTCCTTCGGTTCCTTCAGTTCTTTCGGTATATGTAGAACCTGATTTTAGTAATAAATATTTTAACCATATATCGTCAGTTGTTACTGATTTAATTTCTTCTTTTTCTTTAGTAATACGTTCTTGTTCGCTTTTATTTTCAATTATATTTTCTTCTAGTTTTTCCACATCTAATCTTAATAATACTCTATCATCTGTATGTTTTTTTCTATCTCTTTTATAACTTGAATTTTCTGTTAATAATTCGGTTTTTTCAGTTTCTAATAAACCTTTTGTTGATATATGACCTTGCATTGTTGTGGTTTTCTTTAATTTTTCAGTTGATTTAGTATTTATTCTAGCCTCTAGATCTTTTACTATTTTATCTATTTCTTTATACTTTTCAATGGTATCAATAATACGTTGTAAATTATTTGCAATTAATTCTTTATTTTCTTCTTTATTTATTGTGATCTTTTTAGATGTAAATAGTTCTACAGTAGAACTATTAAAATATAAAATAGCTAATATAACTAAAAT